TGCAACTTACGTGTGCGAGCTTCAACAGCTTGTTTCAGGATCTGAACGCTAATTTGCTTACCGCCAGTGCCTTCCATGGTAGCTGTGTTGTTACCAGTGTAACCGGTAGCAGTGGTTGTGTTTTGTGGCACAGTAGAATATGCTTGAGCAATTTTGAATGGGCTCAATGCTTCTTCACCAGCTGACACGCTAGTAGCGGCTGCTGAATTGTCTGTCAGATTCTGGGCATAACGCACACGCAGGGTGTGAATTTGACCAACAGGACCTGTCATGGGCTGAACGCCTACCAACTCGTTAGCGATAACGGTAGGCATGACACGACGGATCACTGGCAGAATCACACGGTTAAGTGTGGCAATGTTGCCAGCAGCAGTTGAACCTGCTGATGCATTTTCTTTCAAATAGCGACGAGTATTTTCTAAGATAACTCCCATGCTATTGCGTCGAGTTCCATTAAGACCTTCTAACAGTGCCTCTTTGGTTTCACCCCAACGACTTTCTAATAGTTCTTGTGACATTTAAGTCTCCTTGTTAAGATTAAAGACCTGCCAGGCGCTTGAGGTCGATGACATTGCTGCGATCTTCCGACACACTGGAAACAGTAGTTTTATCACCAGTTACTGAGGTGACAGATTCTGCAATTACTTTACGGGCTTTCGCAGTTCTATCTTCCAACACTGCTGGTAGATACTTTTCAAAAGCATTTTTCAAACGGTTAGTTTGAACGCTTTCGAGTAAATTACGCATGACTTCTTGCTTTTCCCGGTTTAAGGGACGTAGCAATTCATCCATTGTGCTTTCACGCTCATTGGATTCTTTGATCATACGCAGTTCACGTTCTTTTGACTCCACCACGGCCTTTGCAGTACGGGTGATGTCAATTGCTTTACGCAATTTCTGATCTTTCTCAGCAATAACATCGTGTAGTTTACGGACTTCTGCCTTCTCATTCAAATGAGTGGCTCCGAACTCTGACGCATATGCTTCGAAGATTCTACGACCAAAATTGTTCTCACGAGCAATTTTGATATCTTCTTGTAACTGATTCAACTCAGCCTTTAGATGACGACTAACAGCTTGACTCATCTTCTCAGCAGATTCTTTTACAAATCGTGCCTTGAGTGACTCAAGTTTGCCACGTGCTTCACGTACCAGACGTACCTTTGTCTCTACGACATCGCGTTTGTCTTTAGCGAATTCTGTGATTTCACGTGCCAATGCTTGCACCACGAAGTTTTCAAGTTTTGCAACTCCTTCGCGATGCATTTTGCGGTCTTGGCGCAATTCGCCAATTTCTTCTGCAAGTTTAGAAACCATGAAGCCATTGAACTTCTGTGCGGATTCTTGCATCTTGTGTTGGAAACGAACGCGATCTTCCGTAAGTGCTTGCTTTTCAGCAGCCACTTGCGCAATTTCTGCGGCCAAACCTTCTGTTACCATCTTGTCTAGGGCTTCTACCATTACTGTCTTGTCATGCTCATAGCGTTGTGCAAACTCTTCTCTGAGTTCTCCACGTACCTGTTCACGAGCTTCGTTTAGTTTCGATTCCCAAGCTTCGTTGAGTTCTTGACTAACATCTTCGTTAATTAGGCCACTATCAAGCAAGGGTTTAATTGCATCAAACATGCCTGGTTCTCCTTAGATTTTGAGATCCCGAATGAGTCTTTTAACTTCATTCTTTAGGTATCTCTGTACTTTGTCGCCTTCGCCAGATTCCCGAGCCATCTCCATCAGCTTATGACCGTGCTTCATGTTCATGAGACCTTCATAAATTGCTGTTGGGTATGCATTGGGTGCGCTGGGTTGTGCAACCACATCTATAGTGACTATTTCAAAGTCACTTACATGTCCTGTTCTGTCGTCTACGTTGCCGCTGCCACGACTGCTGACGCCAAGTTTTACACCTGACGTGATCAGCGTTTTAATCAATTCTCCCATGGGAGTTGGCAGGATCTTCAACTTTCCACAACCAGCATGTCCGTCCATCCACATGCCTTCAACTGTGTGACACACACGATCTAAGTTGATTTTTAGATCATCTGGATGGTCCACTTCACCTAACACGGAATTACCGCTGTGGATCTGTTCGTTGATGGTTTCTACTGCCTTGATAATTTCGTGTCGGGGATAGATACGTTCATTTGCATTGCGCTTGTCGCCTTCAATGCAAATGCCTTTGAGGTAGAGATGCTTCTTACCAGACATATCAGCCTCTTCCAAGACTTGGATGTTGGCCTGGCTAAAAGTTAAATCTTCTCTTAGGTACGTAGATCGCATCTAATTAACCCTTTTTACCGCGTGGTAGTGGGCTGGTGTTGTTTTGACCTTCACTGCCGGCGCCCATTTTAGGCTTTGGTGCTGCTGAAGGCTTTTGTGTGCCTTGTGCAGGTGTGTTGCCAACTTTGCCAATCAAGTCTTTGGTGTTGTTGCTGTAGGCAGATGTGTCATGGTGTCCACCTTCGCCTGCACCAGTGTGTACTGGACGGCTGGCCATGCCTGCTTGTCCGCTGTTGGCTGCATAGGTAGACTTCTTGTTTACGCCGCCTTCTTCACTGGTCACTGGCTTTGGGGCTGCTTTTAAACTCACAGCTTCCATCATGCCTGGTTCCATTTCGTCGGTGTCGTCCATGTCAATGGCATCGCCGCCTTCGCCAGGACCAAATCCGTCACCGTCGCCCATGTCGTCACTGCCCATGAGGTCTTCAAACTCGGCCATCAACTGGTCCAGTTTGTCTTCCAAATTCATAATGTCGTCTTTGGTAGCTGGTTCACTGTCCATGCCCATGTCTTTTGAGTCCATGTCCATGTCTTTCATGTCCATGTCATCTTCCATATATCCGTGCATGCTTTCCATGTTATTGTCTTCGTCGCCTTCGGCTTCCATGTTCATGTCAGATTCCTCTTCCATTTCCACGTCGTCGATTAGGGAGTCAGCTTTGTCGCCGCCCATCATGCCCTCATCAAGGTCGTCGTCGGCTGATTCTTCCATGTCGTCAGCTTCGTCGAGATCTTCTTGGGCTTCTTCGGCCATGATATTTTCATAGATTTGACGACTTTTTTCCACCACAATGTC